CAGAGATAGAAAAACAAAAACTACAAGGGGAACTAATAACAAAACATGAGGTAAAAAAAAACTGGCTTAATTTATTAAGTGTATTAAAAAATAAATTACTATCTATGCCTAATAAGGTTGCGCCAGTCGTTATGACGTATAAAAATGTTAATGAAGTTAAATTAATACTAAAGGATAAAATATATGAAACTCTCCACGAAATTGCAGGAGCAGATCTTACCGATGACAGAGGGAATGTCAGAAGTGTTAAGGTCAAGTCTAAACCTATTAAAGCCGCCGCCAAGTCTAAGCGTTAGTGCGTGGGCTGATAAGTTTAGGGTACTCTCTCCAGAGGGCAGTAGTGAAGCTGGTAGATTTGAAACATCTAGAGCTGTTTTTCAAAAAGAAATGATGGATGTTTGTGCAGACCCTTCTGTTCAAGAGGTTGTTGTAATGTCCTGTTCCCAAGTAGGAAAAACAGAAACACTTTTAAATACTATTGGTTATTATATTGCTTATGAACCAGCTCCTATTCTTATGGTTCAACCAACTTTAGAAATGGCACGTTCTTGGTCGCAAGATAGATTAAGTACAATGGTAAGAGATACTCCTATAATTACTAATAAAGTAGCAGATGCTAAAAGTCGTGATGCTGGAAATACAACGTTACATAAAACATTTGAGGGTGGTCATATAACAGCTTGTGGAGCAAACTCTCCTGCTTCATTAGCAAGTAGACCAATTAAAATTGTACTGTGTGATGAAGTAGATAGGTATCCAAGTACAGCAGGTGCAGAGGGCGATCCAGTATTACTTGCAAAACGTAGAAGTGCAACATTTTGGGATAGTAAACTAATTATGACTTCAACACCTACTGTTCAAGGTGCGTCTAGAATTGAGAGAGCTTACGAAAATAGCGACCAAAGAAGATTTTATGTACCTTGTATTCATTGCAAATTTAGTCATATCTTTGAATGGAAAAATGTTATTTTTGATAAAGATTATTTACACAATACTCATTTAGTTTGTCCAAAGTGTAAAGGTAAAATAGATAATGCAGATAGAATAAGATCAATATCAAAAGGGGTATGGAAAGCATCAGAAAAATTTACTGGAATAGCAGGTTTTCATTTAAGTGGTTTATATAGCCCTTGGATTTCACTAGAAGAAGCTGTCAAAGAATTTTTAACAGCAAAAAAAATGCCTGAAACATTAAGAGTGTTTGTTAATACATATTTAGGCGAAAGTTGGGAAGATGAGGGCGAAAGAATTGATGATTTAGGATTATTTAAACGTAAAGAGGAATATACTGTTCCTGAAGAAGTTGTTTTAATTACAGCTGGAGTTGACATCCAGGACGACAGAATAGAGATGGAAGTAGTTGGATGGGGGTTAGATGAAGAAAGTTGGAGTTTAGATTATATACGAATATATGGGGACCCTTCTGCTCCTAACATTTGGAATGAATTAGATACACATTTAACCAAAACATATAATGATATGAGAATTGTATCTTGTTGTATAGATAGTGGACACCATACTAATCAAGTTTATAAATTCTGTAAACCAAGACTTGCAAGACGTATCTTTGCAATCAAAGGTACGTCTGGAGATGGTAAAACTATTGTTGGTCGTTCATCTAGAAATAACATCATGAGATGTCCATTGTTTCCAGTTGGTGTAGACACAGCTAAAGAATTGATATATTCAAGACTTAATATACAAAATGCTGGTGCTGGATATTGCCATTTTCCCATGAAGTATGATGAAGAATATTTTAGACAGCTAACGGCAGAAAAAATTGTAACAAAATATAGACGAGGATTTAAAAGACGAGAATGGGTACTTACTAGATCAAGAAACGAAGCATTGGATTGTAGAGTTTATGCTTTAGCAAGTTTGACTGTTCTTAACGCAGATTTAAAAATGTTAGCAAATCAAAAAAACAAAACTAAAGAAAACCCTCAAAGGTTGAGAAATCAGACTAAAAAAGGTAATTTCGTTTCATCGTGGAAAAATTAAATTAAATGGCAAACTTATTTACAGACGTACCAGAAAAAGAACCTATTACTTTTCATAAGGGCGAAACAGTTGTTTGGAAAAGGAAAGATTTAGGTACTGATTATGCTCCGTCAAGTCATTCTATGGTTTGGGAAGCATCATTGGAAAGTAATGGTTCAACAAGATTTTCAGCAACAGTTACAGAGTCAGGAACTGACTATATATTTACACTAGATAATTCAGCTACATCTGGCTATACTTCTGGAGATTATAAATGGTTTTTAAAGGTTCTTCAAACAAGTGATAGCGAAACATTAATTATAGACTCAGGAAAAATAACTGTTAAAGATAATTTTTTTGCAACTACAACAGATACTCGTAGTCATGCAAAAATAATGGTTGATAAACTTGAAAGTTTATTAGAGGGAAAAGCAGATGCCGATGTATCTAGTTATTCTATTGCTGGTCGTTCTCTTAATAAATTAACTGTTGAAGAATTGCTAAAATGGAGAGATTACTATAAAGCTGAGTATCAAAGAGAAATACAAGAGTTTAGAATAGGAAATAAAGAGGGTTCAGGTTCAATAATAAAGGTAAGATTTGATGACGCTACGTGATAAAATAGCAAAATTTTTTGGAAGAAAAAATACAAGGTCTTTTTATAGTGGAGCTGGTAATAGCCGACTATTAAGTAATTTTGTTCAAGTTAGTAAATCAGCAGATAGTGAAATTAAACAAAGTATTCAAGTTTTAAGAAACAGAGCAAGAGATTTAGCAAAAAACAACGCATACGCTAGAAGATATATTAATTCTTATGTTGATAATGTTGTAGGACCAAGAGGTATGCACCTACAAGTTAGAAGTAGGGACCCTAATGGTGCGCTTGATAGTTTTGCTAACTCACTTATTGAAATGAGATGGAAAGAGTGGAATAAAAAAGGAAATTGCACAGCAGATGGTAAGTTGTCGTTTCTAGAATGCCAAAGATTATTTTCAGAAATTTATGCAAGAGATGGAGAAGTATTAGTCAGAGTTATTAATAATTTTGATAATAAATATAAAATTGCTATTGAATTTATAGAAACTGATAGGTTAGATCACGAATTAAACAATAATTTGACTAATGGTAATACAATCCGAATGGGTGTTGAAATTAACCCTTTTGGTAGACCTATTTCATATCATATTTTAAAAACGCACCCTCATGATGATTTTAAAAGTATGGAAACATATTCAAAAGATAGATATAATATTATTCCAGCAGAAGAAATTATACATTTCTATCATCAGGAAAGACCTAATCAAACTAGAGGTGTTCCACCATTATCATCTTGTTTAAAAAGTTTAAAAATGTTGGATGGTTATATGGAAGCAGAATTAGTTGCGGCACGAGTAGGTGCATCTAAAATGGGTTTCTTTAAATCAGGAGATGGTGCCAGTTATACTGGAGAAGATAAAACAAATACTAATAATCCTATAATGTCAGCAGAACCAGGCACATTTGAACAATTACCAGTGGGAACAGAATTTCAAACATTTGACCCTCAACATCCTACAAGTGCATTTAAAGATTTTACAAAAGCAATCATTCGTTCAATAGCAAGTAGTTTAAATATAAGTTACAACACTTTGGCCAATGATTTAGAAAGCGTAAACTATTCCAGTTTAAGACAGGGTGCTTTAGAAGAAAGAAGTCATTATCAATGTGAACAACATAGAATGATTGAGGGTTTTATGAATGTTGTTTATGCTAAATGGTTAGAAATGGCTTTTTTAGCTGGTAACTTAAACAATCTTCCTGAGGGCAAATATAATAAATTTAACTCTCCAATTTGGCGACCTCGTGGTTGGCAATGGATTGATCCTAAAAAAGAAGTTGATGCTTTACAAATTGGAATGTCTAATGGGTTTTTATCACTCCAAGATGTTCAAGCTGGTTATGGTAGAGATGTGGAAGATGTTTTTGCTAGTATTAAAACTGAAAAAGAGTTAGCCGCAAAGTATGGAATTAACTTATCATTTGAACCATTTGGTGCTAAACCTATGATTACACCATCTAACGAAAAGGTTGAAGATGACGAATAAATTAGTTAATGATGAAAATATGGAAAAAAAACATATTCAAAAAGTAACTGAAAATGAGGATTCAGTTACTATAACTTTTGGTAAATCTGATGACGATATGCAAAAAGGGGACAGGAAAATTCCTGATACAGAAAATTCTTTGGTATCAGAATCAAAAACGAAAACGGAAGAAAATCAAGAACAAAAAAGTATTAAAAATAAAGAGAAAATGATTACACAAACAGAAGATAAGAAAAAATTGTATCGTGTATTTGGGTTTGATAAAAAAGAAATTAGTAAAAATAACAGAACTGTTAATTTATCGTTTTCTTCTGAAGAACCATACGATAGAAGTTTTGGTAGAGAAATTTTAAGTCATGATCCACAAGACGTGGATTTTTCATTTATTGCTAGTGGTAGAGCACCTTTATTGCTTAACCACGATTTTGAAAAGCAAATAGGAGTCATAGAAGAAGCTCAAATCAGCGATGCCGACAAGGTAGGTCGTGCAGTCGTTAGATTTGGTAAATCAAAACTAGCTGATGAGGTTTTTCGTGATGTCATAGATGGTATTCGCAGTAA